AACGAGTCCGTTAAAAATATACGAACCCGTGTCCACGAAAGTTTCTGTGTCGTCGATGTCTGATGCGAGTTGGGTATAGTCATCTCCAATCTCTTTTACAATCTCTTTTAAAAAATCCATTAAATAACAATTCCAAATTCTTCACGGGCAATTTTTTTGTAAGGACCGCCTGGATTCTCATCACGGATGTCCTTAATCCTTTTCAGTTTCTGATAAAGGGCAGCATCTCCCCCGAGACGCATAGCACTAATAATAGTACCAAGTTCTTTGTCGTTAATAGGTAGGTCCATTAGGAGAAAAATAATTCCAGGTTTACAGTTTTTTCGACATTCCAACCAATCGCATCAAGAATTGCTTTCAGTGGTTCGACAAAGGACTTCTCAAATTGTAAGTCATAGTCGATGTACTTGTCAAGGTTGAGTTCTTTAGGGAACTCTTGGATGAATGATATTACATTCTCATGAATAATGTTTGGTTTCTTTAGATAACAAAATTTAATCTTTTCTCCATTTTGGATAAGAGAATATTTATTATCGAGTTTATTCTTTTTGATATAGTGATTAAACAACAATGCACCACGACAATGAATAGGAGTTCCTTTAGAATAAATGTCAGATGACGATTTATACTTTACAACATCCGATACTGAGCGTGGGAATGATATCTGTTCAGGTGGTAGTTTTTTAAAATTGACCCGGCACTCATCAATGAAATGAATGACATCCTCTTCAGTGCCAGTCATCATCAACTTTAGGGCATCCTTAATCATCTTCCTACAAGGAGCAGGTGTAGATGATTTGACTGCCTCAATACCCATCATCTTAAGTTTAGGTTCTTCATATCGAACACCTTCACTATCCCACACGTTGAGAATGTATCGCTTCTTCGCAGTCCAAATACCACGGTCAGCAATGTTCTCACGCTTCATTTGCATTTTTTGGTCATACGCCGATACATACGATGCCAGATCCGAATAACACTTATCGATGTACGGTTCGAACTTGTCTTCGCAGATCTTATCAAGTAATCCCACAATCGCAACTTTGTCGCCAGACTTAGAAGCAAAAAATTTATCAACAAGAGGTCCAAGATTAAGATAAATTGAATCTGTGTCAGATGCAATTACGTAGTCCTCGTCGGTTGTAGACAACAGTTTATTTAGATACTGGTTCATCTTACTCTCAATCCAACGGATAGAGACTTGACCAGAAAGCGTAATCGCCTCCGCATTGGCCAGTTTATAGTACCTAAAATACTGATTACCGATAGCACCATAAGCAGAGTTGAGTGAAATCTTCTTAGCCATCTGGATATTGTTGCACCGGGCAATCTCTTTCTCCAGTGTTTTAGTAGGTGTTTTCTCATATGCTTGCTTCGCCTGAAGCATTCGTTTCTTAAAGATTACCCGCTCACTATACATCTTATCCATAAGTTCTGGTAGGAACCCACGAACATCTTTGCGGTACATTGCACCATTGGCACATACTGCATTGTCTTTATACAGTTCAAAGTTTATCTCTTCATCAAGTATTTTATCAACTGTTGCTGTTGGATGTCTCTCATCAAGTAACGTCTCTGGAGAGATGTTGTATTGCATGATAAGATGAGGATACAGAGAGTTAAGGTCAAAAGACACAACCCAATCATACTTTCCCGGAATCGGTTCTTTAACATATGCACCTGCATACTTTTCGTTTTTATCAGAACGAATCTTTGGAGGAATAACAATATCCCTCTTTTTCAGGTAATTGTAGATTATATTATCCCACATGCGAACTTGATAGAACACGTCTGCATAATTCACTTTAGCATCGTATGCCATAGTCAATGCAAGTTCAATCAACTTCATCTTGTCTTCCAGGCGGTCAACAAGTTCTACGTCAACAATATTATATTCAATAAACTTCTGCCACCCTTTGGTATAGAAATCTTTAAAGGTATCAAACTCAGAGTGGTCTAGTTTCTTTTGACCCAACTCAACCTCAGCTATATAGTCTAGGCGGTAAGATTCTTGTGCTTTATAAGTAAACTTCTTATACAAATCAAGATAGTCTAGTTGAGTCAATCCACCGACATCAAATACGATTTGCTTTCTACCTTGAATATAGATTTCACCTTCAGTTACAAGACCCCAATTAGAGAAACGCTTCATCAACTTCTCTCCAAGCACCCTATTAAGACGCTTGCAGATATACGGAATATCGAACATCTGAATGTTCCATCCGGTCACAACATCAGGGACATCTTGCATCCAATAATTAATGAAGTGACTTAACAACTCATGCTCCGAAGGGCAGTAATGATAAGTAACATTCTTCTGCTTATTCACAAAAGGTTTAACACCCCAAGTAATTATTTGCTTGGTGGTGTAGTCCTGAATGGTAATGGCAAGAATTTCTTCTGATGCCGATTCAACATCAGGGAATCCTCTTTCAGCAGTGGTCTCAATATCAAGCGTCACAAGTTTAATCTGACTGATGTCAAACTTAATCTCATCCTCAGGATACTTTTCAGAAATGTATTGGTAGATGTATCGATCATTACCATAAATGGCAAATCCATCTACCTCATCATACTTCTTATAGAATTCTCTACAATCTCTTACAGTTCCTGGGTGGATTTTTTCTACAGTATCCCCAGTTAAGGTTTTATACTTTGTTTGTTTTTTTGATTTTACAAAAAGTGTAGGAAAGAATTCATCTCTAAACTCAAATCGCATACCATCATCAACTCCTCTAACAAGGAATTGATTACCAATCAACTGAACATTAGTATAAAACTTCATTCGTCGTCGTCATTAAAAAAAGAACCGAATTGACCCCTACTACCAGGTTCTCTACTATCAAGAATATCCATAATTTCGTCAAACTTTTTAGTCTGCTCCATATCCATTAGGATTTCGGATAGTTGTTTGACAACTAAAGGTTTCTCATTTACTGCAGCTGATTTGATTGCAGCACGAATATGAGATTCTGCATCACATAGATGCTCAAGAGTTTGTTTAGATAGTGCCATTACTTAGTCAGGTCCTCATACTTTTCGATTAGAGTTGGAGTCGGATCTACAATAGTGATAATTTTATCAGAACTAATCATAAAGACATCTTCTCTGGTTGCATCCATCATCCAAGATTCTAACATACCACCTTCTACTAGAAGAAAAGGATTGGTCAGTTTGCAATCTGGTTCTCCAGGAACAGATGCAGCAACCTCATCAATTTGTGATACCAATACCTGGTTGTTCGTCAGTAGAATTGCTTTGATCGTCTTGTCCATAATTTAAAACATCCTCAGTGTACATTTTTTCTAATTGTTTGACTGGATTTACCATGGTCACTAACCAGTCGGAAGGAATTGGAATAACTTCATCTTCGGAAAGAGCAATCCAAGGAATCAAAGAAACTTCAAATCCTGCTTTCACTTTACGCTTTTCCTTATCAAGAATTCCAGGATTCTTCATTTTTACTAAACATGGTCTACGAAGAAAATAACCAATGACCTTTTGTTCTTCATCTTCTCCTACAGCCATTTCATTAATATCTGAGATGAGTTCTTCCCCAGACTTTAGAATCATAAGTTTAATAGTCATTTTCCACCAGTGTCGTATCCAAATTGGTCATCTTCTTCTTTTAGTTTACGTTGACGAATATCTTCGTGCAGTTTTGCAATGGCGGCACGAATTTCGGGAGTATCATCATATTCCCATTCATCATTCTTCTTGTTCTTAAATGATTTCTTACCCATAGAGAATTATTTTTATATATTCTACCAAGAAAAAAGAGGGGTGTCAACTGGATTTTGCCAGTTACCCCTCAGCGACGACGATATTCAGTTTTATTTATGGTGTGGTTAGGTATAAGTTTGTGGGTGGACCATTAGGGTAGTATGCTAGAGATGGGACCACCGATAAAAATAGTCATAAACATTCCAACAGTGAGAGTGGCGGCCGTAAAATTCATAAGTCGTCCTCTGTAAGTACGTAAATATTTAGAAAAAAGTGTATCATAGTGATACACTTTTGTATCAACCATGGCAAAAGTTTGTTGCCAATCAATGACAATTATCAATTTACTGAATAGCAAGTGGTTGTAGTCGGTCAAGGATCTCACGATATGCGGGGACTATATCACCTTCGTCATTCCTGAATAGATCTTTATCAAATCTTTCGTCACTGCCAATCTTCCACAGCCTCATACTATCAGGACTAATCTCATCAGCAAGTAGCAACTCACCATGGGCAGTATATCCATACTCAACTTTGAAATCTACAAGATCAATACCTAAGATATAAAACATCTGGCGGAGATAATCATTAATCTCTAGAGTCATCTTAACAAAAGGTTCTGGATCATATCCCATCAGACGCACACGGTCTGGTGTAAGTAGAGGATCATGCTTATTGTCATCCTTCAAAAAGAACTCCACAATCGGTTGCGGTAGTGGCGTACCTTCTGTCAGAGTTGTCTCACGAACAATAGATCCAGCAGCACGATTTCTACAGATAACTTCCAGTGGAACAATGTCTACCTTCTTACAGATCATTTTATTAGCACCAACCATATTAATATAATGAGTTGGAATATGTTCCTTAGAAAGTTTCTCAAAAATTAAAGCAGAGATACTACAACAGAGAGATCCTTTTCCTAAAGGATGGTCTTCCTTCTCTCCGTTCCCTGCAGTGACTTTATCATGATACTCAATGATGACTTGCTCTGCATCATCACCTTGATACACAGTTTTTACCTTTCCTTCGGTAATTACTTTCATAAAAAAGAGGGTGTTTTATCACCCTCTAGTATAGCATAGATGTCAATTAAAACCAAACTACTTTTTAAAAGTACTAGTACTACCACCACCAGATGTATATGAACTAGATTTTTTAAATCCTTTACTATCAAATGGTTTACCAACACTTGATGGGGTATTTTTACCATAGAATCTACCACCAGGACTAAACAACTTATTACCCCTATTCAAACTGACAACATTTCCTGTACTTCCACTACCTTTAGGATCGCCAACAATTTTTGTTCTAACATAATTAGTTCCCCCAGTTTTGTTTGTACGAACAGCTTTAAATTGAGTCTGGCGAGTTGGACCAGATGCTTGAGTATTCCCGCCAGTAGCACCAGCAGATTTATTACCAGTTGCTGTGGGTACTGCCATCTTATACACGGTCTTATATTTGTTCTTTGCCCCAAACGGAAGGCCACGTTTATCCAATCTAGTTTCTTTAGATCTGCTTGATGCTTCAGGTTTTGGTGGTGGATCTGTTGTTCGTCTGCTGTTCCTGTTTGGTGGTTCTACAGTTGTTTTTTTACTAGTTGGTTGTGGTTTGTCTGCCTGTCTTTCTGCCTTTCTTTCTGCCTTTCTTTCTGCCTTTTCCTTCTGCCTCTGTTTCTTTTCTTTATTGTTGTTTTTATCTCCACCGCCACCAATTCTACCACTGACATTAATGCCACCGCTAACGGTGGTCTTCATTCTACCCTTCTCTGAAGATGCTGAATATGATTGTCCTGGATTATCAATTGCTTTACTAACAGCACTCTTGACTTTGGCATCTGTAGTCTTTGCAGCAACTGCTCCACGAGAAAGATTTACATTACCACTAATGTCAGTGTTTGCTTTAGCAGCTCCTCCACCACCCAATGCTAATGCAGTTCCAAGGGCTGCCGCAGCAACCCTTTTACGGAGACCCTCTTGTAGTTCCTCATCCTCACAAGCACGAAGTTCACATTCCAATATAAAATGATTAAACGTTTTCATGCTTTTAATACACGATACTGATTATAAGTTATTTAGTTAAAACCAAATCTTTTTATTATGGTGTTCTGGGACGACTCTTCCAAGAGTAATACTTAGTAACCCATCCTCAAATACAACTGATCTAACTTCCGTTTCTTCTGCCAGTGTCCAAGTTCTGGTGAAAGATCGTTGAGCCATTCCTCTATGGACATATGTTTTTTCGGACTCAGTATCCTCCCTTTGTCCTTCGACAAAGAGTTTTCCGTCTTGTGTGTAGACATTTACTTCTTTCTTCTTAAATCCTGCAAGTGCAATTTCTAGTAGCGACTCTACATTACTAACCTCAATTAAGTTATAGGGAGGGTAGTTTGTCTGTGTCTCATGTAGGTCGAACACTCTATTTAGGTAATCATGCATACCAATGCTGTTTTTAGAAATTTTATCTAATAGCACAGGCAAATCTGCAGCAGTATACCTTGTAAGGTTTCCCATGATTCTTAGCTCCTTTAAAAGCGAGTTTGTGTTGTGTGGACCCCGAAGGCATCCGATATATTTATAACACGGCAATAAAAAAAGAGGAACGGTGATAACCGAACCTCTTTATAAGGGTTTCCGACTTTTGTAGAGACCGCACGAAAGATCTCGAGATTATTTATGAGATATCAGATTCTTCATGGTCCATTTGAATGATTCTATAAGTTCTCACTACATCATCTCTTTTTATTCCATTTTCATCTAAAACTCCGTTAATAGGTTTAGATAGTCTCATCATACCACCAATTCTATCATTGAATACTGAACGATTTTTGGTTTCCCATTGTCTATAGTTTTCATCAGTGTCATGATGAACAACGAAAATAAATTCATGAGAGTTTGGATTTTTTACAAAAGCATCTAACGCTCCAATCGCAAGAGCTTTAGGAGCACCAGTTCCACCATGGATAACAACCGCTCCTTCCTTTTTCTTTTTCAGTTGTTCAACATAATCAAGAACCTTTTGGTGATTTTTGGGATTTCTGTCACTATGGTAATCAATTACCTTTGATCCAGATTTTAATTTTACATTCTCATGATATTGTTTTTTTGCTTTTCTAGCAATAGCTCCCGCTTTTTGAGGAGAACACTTCAAGATACTGTAA